CGTGCGGGCACATCTTCTGAGACACGGTGCGGTGATGTCTCGGAAGGCGCGCGCGGAGAAAGACGTCGCCGAAATTCATAGGGAAATGCTACACGTGTCAAAAAGTCGTACGGAAGATTGGGATGACATGTACAGCGCCGAGTACTGGAATCGGTGGCTTCTCTTTACATATCCTACGGTGCATCAGGCGAAACTATTTATGACCATGCGCCAAGGTGTGTTGTTCATGCCCATCGCCGAAGACTTGTGGTACGTTTAAACACCCGTGGAACCAAATCCACCGACACCGCGGTCGGTCTCTTCAAGGGTGCCCATCACCTCCTCGACCTCGGGCGTCTCACACTTTTCGAGAATGAGCTGCGCCACCCGGTCCCCTCTCTTCACTTCAAACGCGTCCTCTCCGTGGTTGAAGAGAAGAATTCTAAGCTCACCGGTGTAGTCCGGGTCGATGACACCAGCACCCACGTGGATACCGTGCTTCACCGCGAGTCCAGATCTAGGCGCCACTCGACCGTACGTGCCTACTGGCAAAACGAGTGCGAGCCCGGTCCCGACAAGTGCGCGACGGCCAGGTAAAAGAATAAGACTTTCATCGCTGCATACATCGTAACCGACAGCACCATCTGAACCGCGACGAGGAAGGCAAACATTTGGACGGAGGCACTTCACACGCAGGTTCATGTTTACATGAAAAACGCGTCTTTTATTTAAGTCGTGAACGACAGTTTTTTTGATTCCTCGAACCAATCAATATTCCACCCCCCTTCTTTAAATTCTTCACCGTCGACTGAAAACGTGTAATTTATCACTTCTTGTCGAATGAATTTTATTTCGTGAACATCGGAAGCTTTGCGCGGTGTATTGAACCTGAGTACGGTGTGAAACCAGCTAGTCTTTCTTTTCGTGTCAAGAACGCATGGTTGTTCTTTACAGAATCTCTGGGTGAACATGGCGTCGAACCAAACGACGAGTCCGTCAACGAGTACATCAGAATCAAACTTGATATCAGATGAAATTTTAAACGTGTCTCTGAGTTTTACCGTCGTAAAGTCCATGGTGTGTATGACGTAATCGTCTGTGACTATGTTTTGGGGTTCTACATATTCTAGTGTCTTATATCCATTGAATCCATTCGTATCACTTTTAAATCCACATACATATATTGAGCCCATATCAGGCAATAAAGCACCACCTGGTTTTAAATATTTGTCTCGAGCGTATAAAAACATGTCTATGCTATTTTCTTCATACATCGCAGTTCCCATCCACTCCGAAACGACGACGTCGTACTGTTTAATGGGTAATTTTGCTTTCTGAATGGGTTTGCCCGTGACGAAATGCACGTCATCAACACCTTCGCATTTGGGCACAGAAACCAAGTCTACCCCGACCACTTTCGATGCACCGCCTTGGACGGCAAACGCGCTCAGAATACCAGTACCGCATCCGACGTCCAACACCGTCGCACCTTTCATCATCGATGGATTTTGTGTGAGCGCAGTCTTATACGTGCCCACGCGATGTGTATCACTGAGCATGCCTTCATGAAAGTTCACATCTTCATAAACTTCTCGGATGGCTGCCATGTTTTTTGATTCGAGAGAATTAGTGTACATGAAAACAACGAGTACACAAAGGACAATTAAAACATACACCAGCATGTCACTTACTATATCTAAGAAATTAAAATATCAATAAAATGTAATGTGGTGGCTGTTGCTGATAACACTGCTCTTATTTTTGTTGTTAAAGTCGACACCATGGACAAAGACGTACGAGAAACACTTCAAGGGCAAAGACTTGGAAGTCGCGGTCTACGACTACGATACACGCATCGGTGAATCTGATTACAAACACACACTGACACAAATGAAGAGCGATGAGTTCTTTTTTAACAAAAATCTAAAAAGCTCTATGTTAAAATTGAAAGAAACGGAGGTGGAGTTTGCGTCATTCTGGGAGGATTTCAGTTCGAGATGTGTGCAACAAACGCACACAATACCGATGCACGCGCGTTTTCAAAGAGGTCCGTGGCGATACCACGCACATTTCGATTGTTATGACCAAATGTGCCACATCATTGAGGGCAAAAAGACATGGGTTTTGTTTGATATTAAATTTAAAAGTTTCGAAGACGAAAAACAGTTTGTAGAAGACGTGCTCTACATGTCTCTCAAAGAACTTCGAGCACATCTCACGACCATGGGTGTGCCCTACGAAGTCGTCGTCACGAAACCAGGGGATTCCCTATATGTGAAAGCCGGTCGGTACCACGCGGTGGAGGCCGAAGGTAATCACATAATGGTTAACGAATACCTGGGTGAAGAACATGTACATCTAACAAGAATATTTTCAAAGATTTGGAAAGTGTGGTACAAGAGAAATGCTAAATATTAACGTAGGGCGCCACCAGCTTGATTATGTCTAGGTCGAGGACAAGGGGAACAAGCACTGCACCCTTCCCACTCCCCGTATTTTTCTCGCATGGTGCCATCCGTTACTAATTGTGGGGGACACGATGTGTTCACCGCGGGCGTCGTGACACCCCACACAGAGTTTTTATATCTGGTACAATAACATTTTTGCCTCCCAAGGCTATCACACACTCTTCTCGGGTTGTCATTACTGTTTGAGTAGTGACTAAATTTCCACCCATACTGACATGGTGAACAGTTTACGGTTCGCGTGTCCGGGTTTTCGGGATTGTATCTGCACGGAGCATTTGTTTTCGACCGGTACTGTATCTGTGTACCACTGGTGCTGCAAGTACCTTGATTTTTCCACGATGTATACGTACACGGAGGGCAGTCACTCGTCGCTAGACAGGTTTTCGTCTCGGTGGTTGGACACGCCTTTCCTCCATTCGTAGCCTCCTTCGCACCGACCCAGTTTCGTGTGTATGTGACCGCAGGTGTATCACACGCCGTGGGGCAGCTTGGAAACCCTTGTGCGTAGTTGTTCCACCCGCCACCTTCACAGTCGGTCGGACAAGGGTTCGTCGCTGGACAGGTTTTCGTGTCGGTGGTTGGACACGCCGTTCCTCCATTCGTAGCCTCCTTCGCACCGACCCAGTTTCGTGTGTATGTCACCGCAGGCTTACCACACTCCGTGGGGCAGCTTGGAAACTCTTTGTCCCACCCGCCACCTTCACAGTCGGTCGCACACGGGTTCGTCGCTAGACAGTACTTGCTCGGGCGGTCGGCATCTGTCGGACACGCCGCACCGTAGCCATTGGGGTCTGTGGGAGTTGTGGTCGTCCATGTTTTGTACACGGTTGTAGCTGGCGAACCACACTCTGTTGGACACGGTGGGAACTCATCAGACCAAGACCCAACACAATTCTGGCACGGGACGTCTTTATTGAGGCTGTTATCAGCCAATGGGTCCTCGACGCATGGTTCACTTGTTTTGCTTCTTGAGACATTGATTTTTCCGTCGACCGAACAGGCACCAACTGTCACCAAAGGTGCCCATTCGGTGTACTCGCAACACGGTGCCACTTGGTCGCAATCTTTAGTGTCCGTGGTAGGACACGGGGCGTACTCCAAAAATGGATTTTTCGCACCCGTATTCCAGGTGCGGGAGAGCGTCGTGGCGGGTGTTCCACACGTCGTTGCACATTCCAACGTCTCTTCGTCCCAGCTTCCGGGACACGCACACGGGTTCGTGGCCGGGCACGTCTGTGTCTTGGCATACCCATCGTGATACGGACAGTGTGCACCACCTCCCTTTTGTTTAATGTAGTGTTTGTACGTGGACGTGTAGGTCGCTGCGTCGGTACCACACGATTGACATTCTGGAAATCCTTCTCCGTACGCGTCCCAGTATCCGATACAGTTTATGTCAACATCGTCTAAGAGATTTTGTGCGTCCTCACCCGTGGCTGGTGGCGACCCCGCAAGACACTTGTCCGGGTATATTGAACAGAAGGCAGCAGCTGCACCACCAATACCTGCCAATACGCCACCAAGAGGCGAAGAACCGGTCGGACACGCATCCGTCGCCGGACACTGCGTCGTCGTCGTTCCCGATGGACACGTGCCAGTCCCGATGGCTGGGTTCGTGGTCACCCAGGTTTGTTCCAAACTACCACCTTCGTAGCCACAGCCAGAGGGGCACACTGGTTCCCAATCCCCTTCGCACGGGGCACACACCTCCGTTTTGACACCGTCTCCTTCCTGACACGTCGTTCCCACCGGGTTTTTTGTGTACTGCTGCACGCCATCAGTGCACACACCCACCGTCGCCCAGTCCTCATCCATGGCGCAGCACGGGTCTGCTCCGGTGAGTTCCTCCGAGGTCTCTTCCGGTGCACACGGACTTTCCGTGCTCGACGCGATGATCGTTCGAATTCGAGACTGTGCCGCATCGGTGCCGTCGGGCGTCACTGTGCACGCCCCTGAAGGCTCCCACTCGCTGTAGCCACAGCACTCCATAAACTTTTCCAGTTCCGTAGTTTCTTCGGGGGCACACCCTGGTACGGTAGTACCCACCGCGCGCACCTGTTTCTGTTGGTCAGATGTACACTGCCCCGAAGGGGTCCATTCGGTGTATCCACAACATGGGACGTCTTGTTCTAAAACGAGCATCTCCTCCTCGGCACACTCCACTTGTTCATCTAAATCCCCTTTCTCTCTGAGCTGTTTCTGGATGCCTTCCGCCGTGCACTGCCCCGATGGAGTCCAAGGGGTATACTCACAGCACGGCAAGAAACGCATCGTGTCGGTGTCTTCTGTACAATCTTTGACGGTGCGCACCTGCTTCTGCCCTTCCGTTGTGCACTGCCCAGATGGGGTCCACTCCGTGCGTGAACAACACGAGGGGGTGGCTAGACACGTATCAGACTCACTCGTGGGACACGACTGGTAGTTCTTCCCACCATCCATGGATCCAGGTTGCCAGAACCTATACACCGTGGTTTGTGGCTGACCACACTCTGTGGGACATGGGGGGAAGTCACCAAACCCTCCTGGGCAAGGGCATGGGTCTGTGGAGTCACATACAAGAGTTTCTACGTGTCCACTGGCGTATGGGCACGTCCCCGTACCAATCTTCTCCGTAATCACATTCCATGTCTTCGTGAACGTCTCCCCACCGAATCCACAATCCGTGGGACTGGGACACGCACCTGGAATCTCGTTACTCCACGCACCCACGCACGGGGCACAATCCTCGTACTTGTACTCTTTGTCAACCGGACACCCAGTGGTTGTTTGTTTGTATCTCTGCTTTCCAGAGGTGTGTTCACCGCACGAACCATCCAGGACCCAGTCACCTTTTTCGAAACAGCACGGGACGAAGTTTTCTTTTGGAAAATCTTTACACGCCCCCGTCTGACGTTCTCGTAGTGTCCGAGTAAACTTCTGCAGGCCGATGGTGCTACACGTACCCTCTGGTGCCCAATCTCTTTCAACTTCACAACACGGAGTCACTGGACCACACGATTCTGTTTCTGTGTACCCATCTATGAAAGGACACGCTTCGGCACCACTCTCTATGACGTACTTCCGACTTCGTGTGGGTTCCGTGTCGCACTCGTCTGTGCACGTGGTCCAGGGGGTGAAGGAGGCCCGACACTGTGTTTCTCGCGTCCCGAAAAACCCACCCGCCAGTGTGGCCACAGCGGACGCCCCACCCATCACTAACAACAGAATGAGTGTAAGATCTTCATCGCTGGACATCTTATAAAATGGTGAGAAAAAAAAAGCATACTAAAAATAGGTATGCTGGTCCTGCTCCTGGTCCTCATCATTAGCGCGTGGTTCCTCGTGTGTCGTCCACACAGGTACAGTTGGTACAGTTTCAAAAAAAAGTTTTCAGACATGGAAGGACCTGTGAAATTCTTCAATCTTCACGAAACTGCTGGTGAACGACACTACGTGTGCACACCGCAGCACATTCGTTATTCTGAAATATTTAACAACCAGTACCGAGACGCTTCGAATACGTGTATGTTAAAACTGACGGAAGGGCCCTTGGTGGACTACGCCCGTCCTGTCGCCGGTGGCAAACCTGGTGCGTACACCCTCAAAGTGCAGACGTCCCCATGGAAATATCAACCTCACTTCGATTGCGTCGCACAGTGGGTGCACATGTTGCACGGCAAAAAGGTGTGGGTACTCTTTGACCTCCCCTACGAGGGCGAGCTGGAACGTACGTTTTTGGAAACCAACAGTGGCAAGGGTTGGCGAGCACTGGTGCAGGCACTCACTGTGGAGGGTATCCCATACGAGGTCCGACACACAAAGCCCGGCGATGTGTTCCACCTCCCGGCAGGGCGCTACCACCTCACAGAAAACGAGGGGCGTCAAGGGACGATATTCTTGAACGTGGCGGACACGGAGCCAGAGCCACACCTCGTGTCTCGATTCAAGGCACTGTGGCCACACTGGTCGCAGACGGGGGAGGAAATATTTTTTGACGGGGAATAGTAGTACATGACACCTCCAGTGGTTGATTACCAACGCATGGAGCGTCTGACACCCGTCAACGATGGGCCAACTATGAATTTGAATACGATTTCAATTATTATTATAATACTCGCCGTACTTCTGATGTACAAACGCTATGTGGACGTCAGTCGTAATCGTCGACGATGGCATACTTGATGCACTCCTCGGGTTCGAGATAGATGTCTCTCTTTAAAAGTTTTTTCAGCTTTCGGTCTGGAATCTTCGTGTGCGTCATGTAGGTATTTTTAATCATACCCATAAACTTTGCACAGGTGCGCATCTCATCCTTCATCTCTTCAAACTTCCCCCAGAATGACCCGGTGGACAATTGGTGGATGAGGATGTGTGCGTTTCGGCCAATCTTACGTTCCTTACCGCCCAAGAGCATGAACGTCGCTGCGGAACAGCACGCGCCGAGGGCGACGGTCACCACGTGGACCCGGCTCTTTTGAAGAATATTCATGGCGGTGAATCCGGAGAACAGATCTCCGCCATCGCTCATGATGTTGATGCGTATAGTGGGCACGTACCCCACGAGGTCGGCGCTCATCTTCAAAAGATTCGACTCCAACTTACGAAACTTTTCTGTAAAGTCTAAGATGTTCTCCGGGGTGATGTCTCCGTAATAAAAGATTTCGTTCCCGACCACCTTTACGCATTCGAGTTCATCTTCACTAGTGTCTTCAGTCGCCATGGTACTGCTTCAGTTTCTTCTTGATTGAATTGACGTCTCGTGCTTTTAATTTACTTGTGATGCACAGATGATTGATGGTATCGAAATCTTGTGGTGTTAAATTGTAGCACAAAAGTTTATCGACGTATCCAAATCCCGCATATTTTTGTAATACACCGAGAGCCTGTATAGAAATCTGTGAATTTCTTAATTTTATATCTTTTAGTTTTCTCATGCGCATCTTATAGTTTCCATGTTTCGTCCAACACGCCCCTGGACGAATGGTGTCCTTCTGTAGTGGCGTGCGCATGTGTGCGCGTGGGAGATGCATGGCTAGGTTTGCGAAATATGGCATGTGGTTCCAGTCACAGTCGGCGCTGTAAATGGCCGTGTCCACGATGTCGGCGTCGGAGAAAGAATTGGCGATGCGCCAGTGGTCGGCATCTTTGGCGTCCAGATAGTTTTCTTGGAAAATGCTCCACATGTGTCCGTGTTCTGAAATTCTACTCGCCGTGAAGGCGTAGTCCGGTTCACAGAGCAAACGCGTGATGATATCCTTTGGCGATTCAAACACATCCTTGTCATCGCACCCATCGAGATAGTGAAAGTAATCTCGAATGTTCCCACGAGACCGCAGTGCGGACTCTTGGTTGTACCTGGCCCTGTCAAGGGGTATCATCTCTTCCGGGGTGTGTCGAGGCACGGACAACATTTCAAAATTGGGGTACATACACATGTGCATGGACACGACCACCAGAGACCCATCCGTGATGCGGTATCCGTCCGAGACCCGCTCTATGGCACTTTTGAGAACAAGAGAGTCGGGTTCATAGTCTTCGATGAACAGATGCTTGTCGGAATTTTTAATGAGTTCCGAAAAGATGCTCTTCGACCGTAGCAGGTCGACACTCAGTTCGATGCTATTGCTGACGTCCATGACGTGCTCTCGTATGTACGTCTTCCCCGTGCCACACGGCCCGTAGATGAACACGTTTTTGTTCTCGGCGAGACATTGTCGCAGGTGGGCGATGCGGTCGACATGAATATTTGTGTCATCGGGAGGTTTCTTTTTTTGTGGAGTGATTTTAATATACTTATCCATGTCTGATGAGAGTAAAGATCTCACTGACCAGGCTATTGAAGTCCTAGAAGAAAAAGTAATGACCCCTTTAAAAAAGAAAATGTTCCCGTACCTATGCGCAGTTGGAATTTTTAATGTAATTATATTGGCTCTTCTTGTGTATCTGGTGATGGTTCGCTGACGACCTCTTCGAGGTCGGAGTCGCTTCCACTCTCACTCTGTCGGCTTTCGACTTCATCGACCATGTTCGTAAAGAACGCCTTCGTGGGCATCTGTCCTTTCCCAAGCGCGACCAGGTTTTCCATGAGTTCCTGGCGACTTGTATCCCCAGTTGGAAGATACTTTAAAAACTTTTGAATAGGTTCGATGTGCAAGATTTCAGGACGCGTGATGTCTTGTTCCGATGGGAAATTGTGTTCGAAATGTTTGAGAATGTCCCCAGGAATGGCGGGGCTCTGTTCGATGAGTGTGTCGTACTCGGACTTGCACATCTCGACCAAGTCCGCGCCATTCTTATCTCTGTCTTCCAGGGGCATGCTTAACTGCAGGCGCACGACGCGAGAGAACTTTCCAAACGCCATGGCCGCCACCCGGTGTCCCTCCATGAGTTCGGAAATCTTTAAGAATTGACTGATCGTCGCGACGAGACCAGCGATCAGGTTCAGGCCACCTATGGTTGGGGGCACATAGGGTTTAAACGCGAGTGGAAATTGTTCCTGGGCAAAGTTCGCCGTGCCGGTGATGGTGGAGAGCACGATGACGGGCAGAGTATAACGCATGTTGGATTTTCTATATTTCAGAAACGCTTGATAGTGCATCCAGCGGTAGCACGCCGCAGCTTCACCCCAGGACTTGAGAATCACTTCTTGTTGTTCACACCATTTTTTGGGAATTTTTTTATCTTCCTCCATTTTAGTACTTAGAATACATGAACATAATTTTCGCACTTCACGCGGTGTTCCTGCTGTTCTTGATCATCATCCCATTCATGAATAATGAACGATTGTTAAATACGTACAGTTTACTCATACCATTCATATTTTACCACTGGAGCGTGAACGACGACACGTGTGCCATGACGCAGTTGGAGACGTACGTGACTGGTAAGAACAAGGATGAAACGTTTTTCCATCGCCTGGTGTCCCCGGTGTACAAAATGGATGACACCGCGGCGAACAATTTATTAAAATCATTGCTATTCTTCCTGTGGATGTTTGCGCAGTTCAGGTTGGAGCGGTTCCAGATTGTACAGGATGACCTAAAGAAGATTCTTGCGAAATATGGAATGAAGAAGCACTAAATATTCCCCGAAGAGTGCTATGTTTTTTATGGCGTCGTCACGGCTCATTAATATATTCTAAGATTAATATATGCCCCCTCGTCGACTGCGCACAAACAGAACGGGTTCGCCTTACAGAAGTCCCACACCGAATAGGTTGGAGGATGACCCATTCGTCATGAGTCCGGAGACCAAGCGTCAACGCATGCTCCAAGAAAAGCGTCTGAAAAACCAAGCAAACGCCGAAGAGCGGGCGAAACGGTACGCCAAAAAGTTTCAAAATTTTTTAAACAACACACCGAATTACGCATCCGTGAATAGCGCGTTGGTGAAAGACATCAAAGACCCCGTGTACCTTTTGAGCGATGCCATGATTAATAAGAATGCAAAGGTGCGCCACGTGTACAGTAGGGAGTACCTCAACAAGACGTTCAAAAATAAAACAATCCATCGAAGCCCACTCACTGGGGTCTCGACGCACCCGAACCTCATCAGAAACTACAACAAGCGCGTGGAAAATCTCAACTTTACCCAGTTCCATAAAGAAAGAAAGTTTCTCACGAAAGTGTTCGGTAAAGAGGAGTACGCGCAGCTCCAGTTAAAGCACATGATGGGCGACATCAAACCGTATCACTTCACCTACGCACAAATTGTTGATAAATATTTTTCAAATTACTATACATTTCTCAAAGAGTTTGAACAGGGCACTCGACCAAAACATCTCTATGAACTCTCTGCCACAGATGTCCAAAAACTACTCAGACTCGTGCAATTGTTGATAACTTTTAAAAATGCGCCAATACTCTTAACACCCGTGCGCGCCGCCTTGTCGGTGGTTGCCGAAAACAATTACACCCTCAGCAATCAGGACAGGGCGTACTTCCTGCGTGTCTTGGAAAACAATTTGTTCAAACCATTCCGTGCGTTGCTCCTGTCCGCACTCCGTTCATAGAGATGCGTCTGCTATGTTTAAAGGGAATTTCACCTTTTACATGTATGCCCAAGAAGGTCCTCGCCATCGACATCGGTTACTTTAACATGGGACTGGTCTTCGCCGAGGGCGTGCACCCGGTGTTCGTGAAAAAGGTAAGTCTCGCGGATTACAAATACATTCACAGCAATGACATCGTAGACTTAGTGCCATTGATGGTGAACGACCATCGCCACTGGTTCGACGAGGCTGAGCACATTCTCATCGAGCGCCAACCACCGGGGGGGTTTCAAAACATAGAGGTCCTACTGCATTACATGTTTCGCGACAAAGCCATGCTTATAAACCCAGTGTCTTTGCACGCACACTTTGGCATCAGGCATCTCACGTATGAGGAAAGGAAAGAACGAACCACCAGTATCGCGGAAAAATACATCGAGGGTGGGATACCCTACGATAGGAAACACGATATTGGTGATGCGATGTGTATGATTGCCTATTTTAATTTCCGCACCTCGGTGCACATCTTTGATAAATTCAGATTCACCTCTACTTGAATCTCCACGATTGGTTGGAGTCAAATCGCTTCATCTTTGCGAGCGTATTGAAAAGCTTCACCGGGGACGAGGTCTCCTTCGTGGACCCGATGTATTTGTTCGCGACTACTTTTTGTGCATTCGTGAGCTTGTTGTACCTTTTCTGAATGCGGTTCATCAAAAAAGTCTTCGAGTCGATGACCGCCTTGAAATAGTTTTGTGCATTTTTATCTTTGTATCCAGCCAACTTGTACTGATAGGTTCCCAAGGTTCGAGAACGTCCGAGGTCCCTGACCATGTCCTCGTACGCATCTTGTCGCATTTGTTTGCGGAGGTCTCCGAGTCCACCCATTGTAACATAACCCTAGATTTTATTTTTAATTTCTTGACAGAGCTGTGCCCCTTTCTTTCTGTTCGTGACGATGTTCAAATTCGTGGCGATGTTTTGCATGTTCTTCTTCTTCAGACGACACACACGACGCTTCACCATGGTTTCCCACTCGGTGATGAGACGCTCGACTTCGTTCCACCGCCTGTTTAAACGCGCACGAACAATCTTCCCCAACTGTTTAAAATCGGTCGGCGTGTACGTGGCTTGACGCATCACCTTTGCGACCATGCGCTGGTACTTGGCTTCGACGATGCGCCCACGGATTTGTGCTTCACCCCCACCCATGGTGCCAAAGGTGTTAATTTGACCCATGATTGCGCGTCTCTCCGCACTGGCTTTCGCATTCGCGAGTCTCCGCTTTTTGGCGCGATGTTCTTCCAGTGCGACGCGCACGGCTTGTTGGTTTCTCATTTCTTGTCTCGTTGGCGACTTTCTTTTCTCCACCATATAGTATACATGAAGAATAAAAATAAAACACGGGTCATGTGGACGACCATCATCGTGTTGGTCATCGCCTTGGCGTACACGTGGTGGTACAACCCGCGCACCGTGGAGGTGCCGGTGGAGGTGCCGGTGGAGGTCCCCGTGGAGGTCCCGGTCCAAGTGCGCGTGGGAGCGCCGGAGTACAGAGGGCCACCCATCAAAAAATACAAACCGGGGTACATGCAACACATGGGTCTCCTCGTGAATGCATCCAACGAAACCCTCCCCCTGTACGGCAAGGAGGCTTCGGGATACAGAGACCGATACAACTACTACACGACGACGACGGGTGAACAGATGTACCCCGTGCCCGTGACCCACGATGGGCGCGAGTGCACGGAAGACATTGGATGTCCAGAGTTTTACGGCGAAGAGAGTGTGGAAGTCTTGGGTAAAAGTGGTACATATAACGTCAAGATGTATCGCACGGATGATTTTTTCTAATTCTATCGTATTCTAACGCCGCGAGGCCCGTGCTCTTTCCGTAGCGTGTCTTAAGACCTAAGAGTTCTTTAACATCCTGATCGTACAGGTTGCTAAAGAATTCCCTCTTGGCTTCGATATCCGCGAGTGGTACACCTCCCTCTTTCATGGCTTGCACGTACGGCCACGTGTGTTTACGCAAGTAGTGGACTTCCTCCCTCAACTGGACGAGTTCAGGGAGAATGACATCTCTGACTATGTTTTGCAATTCTTCGAGAGTTGCCGCACGCCAGGTCATTGGTATTTAAGCGTGCCTAAACTTTATTTTAAACTTTTTAGATATAAACCTTTTCGCATCGTCGAGGGATGGGTATGACCAAAGCAACCAACGAGACCAGAATCCAGCCGTGCCCACACCGGCCGCGGTCCACACCTCTTTACGACTTTCACCGACGGTGAGCATGTCCCGTTGAATGTTCGTCGACGTCCAGAAACTCTTTGGAATCTTTCCGCCGTGACGTTGAACGTAGAGACGCATCCTTTCGGGTGTCTTGTGCAAGGTGAAGTCTGAGTACCCCTTCCCACCAAAGTCCACGTACCTTCCAGTGCTAAAGATGACTCTAAACTTATGTTTAGGACTGGGAGACTTGATGAGTCGAACCTCCATTGTACTTGTATCGAATATTTTTAATTTACATCATGCACTTGGCGCAGTACTTTTCAACTTTTTGCATGCGCTTGTACATGTAGAGACCGATGAGGGCCACCAGGGCGGCGGTGTACGCCAACGTGTTCAACTGCTTGCGCAAGAAGAACAGAGCGAGGACGATAGCCACCATGGCGAGCTCTTCCATGGATGGCATGAAAAAGCGCGCACTGAGGTCAGGAGTCTCCTCCGTCGGTTCAGGGGCGGTATACATGGAACGCTTGTATCCGGGCATTTTTAATATGTACAGAGAAAATATGTTGTGGCTCGTGAGCGTGCCAGTGGCCCTCGTGGCCTGGGACTTTTGTAAAGCACCCATGGACAAGTTGTACTTTCAAAACCCGTGGCGCCCATTGGTGGGCATGCGCAACACCCTCGTGGACCTGTTCTATGGAAAGAGTTCGTACTACCCTTTTGAGCTATGGGATATTACGTACAACTTTGGTAAAATACGAAAAGAGTTTTTTAAAAGAGCCCCTACACTCCAGAAACACTACTTTCATGACCTGGACCCATGGTTTCCCAAAAACGACAACTATTATTATTACAAAGTCGGAGACTTTCCATTTATACAATCTATAGTGGACAACATCCCATCGGTGGATAAAGACACTGGGGTCATCGCAGTCATCGACGGACCCCTCGTGATTCCACCACACAGGGCGGAGAGTAACTTACAATTGCGATATCACTTGACCCTCGAGGGTGATGGCGATTGCACGTTGTTCACGCGTCGCGGACGTCACGTACACAAACTGGGTGAGGAGTTCATGTTTGATCACGCCTTGTATCATAGCGTAAAAAAGTATGGTTTCGCACGACGGGCGACGTTAATCCTTGATGTAAATCGCTTCTGATGGGTGCAGGCGCCTCCAAAACCACGAGTTCACCGGCGTCATTCAGTGCATCGATGAACATGGTATCCGTGCACATTCGGAGAGGTGTGGGTGGTGATGGCACATCTTCAATACCAGCGATAAATCTTAAAAAGCTCTTAAACATCGCACTTTTTACATACACAGAATAAAAGTATGTAAAAAGAGCGGTCTCCCACGGCAGGATTCGAACCTACGACTTCGACGTTAACAGCGTCGCACTCTGAAACCAACTGAGTTACGTGGGAGTGTATTCCACCCACCCGGATTTGAACCAGGGACCCACTGATGACCGTGTGGTGTTTTAGTCGTAAGACTACAGTCAGTTGCTCTTGCCAACTGAGCTATGGGTGGATACAATAATATAACACGTCATTTCTTTAAGCCAAAATATAGGGGTGTCTTTTGCGTTCTTCTTTATTTCTAAGAAGCTGCGTCGTGGCCAGGAACAACACCACGAGGAGAATGGTGTCTTCGAAGTCGCGGACGGCGGCGAACGCCAAAAGGAGAAGAATGAAAAACTTGGACACCGTGAGGCTCGTCATTTTTTCAATAATGGCGGGTTTTTCGGTGATGCCGGTGGCACCGAACACGCTGTGGAAGAGGATGATGATTCCGTAGATGAGGGGTCCGTTGACAAAGTCTTCAGTTTTACCAAGGTAATCAACGCCATCATGTGTGACCACACCCGCGATTGCAAGAGCAGCCAGTGCGGCCAGAGTTGTATTATCCTGAAGAGACATATATATTTATACAACATTAAATTCTACTGAGAGATTAATTGGTGGATAAAAAGCGTAGGAGTGCATCTTTCCAGCGTCGCACACAAAGTTGTGTCGCGTCTTGGCGTGTTCGGCGACTTCGCGAGACATGCGCGCGCACAACACGTTGTCGTACACGCACGGGGTGGTCGCATCTATCGTACCACATGGACGAACGACTTGTGTCTGGACGTCGAACACCTCGAGTGCGCGCAGGATGTGTCGATAGTCGCAGCAACTGTTCACGACGACGACGCAGTACCCATTCATTGCGAAATTGTGTTGCACGTCAAACAGGTAGTCTTCGAGACTCTCTGGGGTGATGACCACGTCGGCGTGCGGGTCGCCAATCGTGGCGTAGCGGACGAGATTTCCAAACTTTTCTTCTATTTCGAGAAAAATCACGCCGTGTATGCTCTTCGCGAGGACGTGACACTGCTGAATGTGTCGAGAGACTTCCTCCACCCGGGAGTGCATACCAAATCCAGTGATACCGACGAGGTTCGTCGGAATAGTGTCGTCGAGGTAGATGTTTCGCGCCTCTTCGTGCACGTCCATGTCACCGATGCAATACAGTCTGTCCAAGTTCAACAAGTGTTTCTTGGCCAGCTTCAAGTTTAGCGGTTCGCGGGACGTCTGAAGAATAGACCCAGGTTGATTCGCGGTGTTGTGTGCTAAGATTTCATCCATAAAACCATGGTTGAGCCCTCGCCATCCTTCGACGATACCGAACACTGTGTTGCGTTGTTGTTTCTCCCGGAGTGCGATTTCGGCGATGCACGTGTTCACGCCGGGGGAAATTTTACCAGGGGTAATGATGCCGATGTTCATGGTTTGAGTTGTGTATTATAAAAGTTCATAAACTTTAAATATTATTGAGACACCATCGCTTTATGTCATACGTGTGCATGACTTGTCTGCTTTGAGTATGTAAAAAATGGTGAGTGCAATCAAAGTCCCAACACCTATATAAGCGGTGCCAAACGCAATTGAGACGATAAACAGTGTCAGTGCTATGTATACGTACAGATATTGAAGATATTCGGTGAGTGAGCGATAGGCTCGATTCAAACCGAGCGTTGCGGGGTAGGACACAAAGACCGCGTCAGAGTCTTTCCCATGATTCGTCGTCGCGATGTTTTCAAACAAACGCTGTTCTTCATCAACCTTGATAAAGTCATATTGGTTGCACATTGTATTAAAATTTACTTGATCATCTTGACACGTTCGATTAAGTTCATCGGTGAGAATTATTTTCAAATACTTCACGTACCCCCCGTACATGCCCGCGTTCGCGACGGCATTGCCACACGTCGGAAAAATTGTTCGCGTCACGAGTTTTGAGAATGATTCGGGATCTTTGGAAAATAAAACTTTGCAATCGTAACTATCAAAAATGTCTTTGACATTTTCGATGGTTTTATTTATTTTAGAATCAAAACCATCTATGAAGATGATGAGGTCGTCATCATTTTTTGCTTCACGAATATACTCGAGAAGACCTTTTGATTTGTCAGAATACCCATTCCACTTTTTTCCCCATCCTAGAACCTTCACTGGGACGTCGAATGTGTTGTGAATGAGTTCTTCAAACAACCCAAATGATTTGTTCGCATAAGTGACGATTTCAACACTCATCGGTCTCTTGTACTGAATGGATATTTTTTTCTACACACACGTTTTGTCAGCCTTGAGGGCATAAAATAAAACACCGACGATGCCCATGTACAATGGCAACCACTTATAGTTTGATGGTAAAACAACTAAGAGGACTGCCATGGCAATGATAAACTGCCACCTGAAAAATTGCGCATATTCTTGCATTGAACGCATGATTCGTTGTACACTCAGCGTCGCGGGATAAGACACAAATATGGCATTCGATTTTTTATTCATCGTGAGTGGGGCGATGTTTTCAAACACGAGCATGTCCTCATCGACTTTGATGAAATCATACTTTCCACACAGTTGATTCAAATTTCTCTGGTCATCTTCGCAGCTCATGGAGAGTGCATCTTCGAGAACTTTGCGCACGTATTTCACATAGCCCATGTACAATCCAGAGTTTGCCACTGCATCACCGCTACACGTTTCGAAAACTTTTCGTGTAATGTAGCCACCGAGTGGTTCGGGGTCCTTCGAGACGAGCATTCCACAGTCGAGCGATTTAAAAATGTGTTCAATGTCTTTTGGGTGTTTATTAATGCGTGTATCAAAACCGTCTAAGAAAACTACGATGTCATCGTCATCTTTCTCATTGAGATACTCCACCATACCCTTGTACTTGTCTAAGAACCCATTCCATGGAGTGCCCCACCCGAGGACACGCACGGGGACATCGTATTCGTTGTGGATGAGGTCTTCAAAGAGACCTTGTGATTTATTCGCGTAGGTCACCACGTCGACCATTCTTAATATACTCTGAGATAATTTCCACCTTCTCCGGGTCGTCGGTGAGTTCCCGTGGGTCGGTGACAACTTTGGTGCACTGCACGCGTTCTAAAACTTTGATGAGGTCTTTCCAACCCTTCTCATAGAGGAACAATTTCAGGGGATAGTTTGCCGCCCGAGTGGCCGTACCCTCACGGGTCGTGGTTCGTGTACGCATCTTTACTTAATGATAGGTGATTACTCTTTTACCTCGCATCACCTGAAGAACACCTCCGTGGATGCCGTATTCACCAATTTTCGGGATGTGGTCGATTTCGATCTTCTTGGAACCAGAGACAATCATTTTTTTCGCACCATGGAGAATCGAGCGGTCGGTGACCTGAGACGTGCCACTGCCCCAGCGGTAATCGTAGACTGGTGCGTACCCCATGTTTGGTGTGTACCGAGGCTCGTAGCCACTGGGGGTTATTATCACAAATTTCTAAAATCGCGCAACGCCATGTGTGCTCTGTACACGTCTCCGTGTCTGTCCAAGGCGGCGTTTCTGTGACTATTTTTCACATACGTCGATGCTACCAGGGGGCTGTATCCGCGCGCGTGAAGCCATCGCACTCGGAGTCTGTCTTCTTTCTGTCTGTGTCGTAAACACACCTGGTTGATAGTGACTGTCGACGGTCGTCGCACACGCCCACCTGGAAGTTTAACGTTGCGCAAAAAACGATCGTACAACAGGAATGCGCGGAAGGTTTCACCGTGGACGTCGCCATCATCCTCGAGACGGCGACTCGTGAGGTACCGGTGCACGACTCGGCGATTCTGTAGGTTCACGCCACTCGACTTGAGACGTTGGACGTAGCGTTGGATGGTTGACGGTGCGTAGTTGTTGGCGACGAGTGTTGACGTGAAATGATCCATACCTGGTTTGACTTGATACAACAAGGTCTCATAACTTTAATGAAGACTCTGTGGATAAACTTTCCCTACTCTTTTTCCTTTTTAAAAGAAATAATGTTGTGATCCAGTTATTCATAGCCTTTTCGTGCTTCTCAATATCATCCGTACCGAGGATACTGAGACCGTTGCACACATCGGGTTTATTTTCTTTATCTGGAAAATCAACGTTGAAGGCGATGATGGCGTTCGACGGGATGTCCGGTGCATCGTCGAGCAGACGGTCGTACTCCTGTCGACACGTTTTCACGAACTCGACGACATTCCCTCTGTGTTGTGGGTCGAGGGACAGCTCCATGTCTATGTTTCTATAAAATTTCGAATACTGCACACACATCACAGAGTGCGCTTCCGCGAGTTGTGAACTCTGTGAAAATTTCGAAATGGATGTGAGGATACCACCGATGACATTCAGAAATGCGAACGCGTATTGAACGAGTATGATTTTAGTACGTGTGCTGTCGGGTAAAGTGTCGTTACCACTTGGATTTAGAACCGCGAACCCTCCGACACCCGTGATGCTACTGATGATTATGGACGGGTAGGAGAGCCAGTCGTTCACTCTTTTAAAATGCAACCTCGCGTGGTTATGTAGCCATCGATAGCCTGCCGCTTTCTCGGCCCACCGAACGAGCAGTTGTTCCTGCTTCGGGCACCAATGGTGTTCGTGCTCCATGCTGCTTATTTTACGCACACATTTTTCGCCTGTTCACGGGCGAGGGTGTCTACCTTCTCATTCATGGGATGTCCGTTGTGCGCTTTCACCCACCGCCACTCTACGTTGTCTAGTGCGGAGACGAGTGCGTGGAGACGCACCCACAGGTCTTTATTTTTCACGGGTGCCCCTGCTGAGGTTTTCCACCCATTCTTTAACCACCCGTGTATCCACTTTGTGATACCATTTTTCACGTAGGCACTGTCTGTCCATATGATCACGCGCTGTATCCCAGTGTCGAGACACTTTTGAAGTGCCCTTTCCGCGGCGGTGAGTTCCATGATGTTGTTCGTCGTCTGCGTGTCCGCACCTTTGAGTTCAAAAGCGTCGCACAAACAGGCCCACCCTCCAGGACCAGGGTTACCCAAACAACTTCCATCGGTGTATACATTCATCACGGTCTTTATGAATATATTTTCTCCCGTTTAATTAACAATGGACGTGGTTCCGAGTCCGAATGCGCAGCCGGAGGTTCGCAGTTACACTCCCGTACTAATTTTTGTCGTCGCATTCGTGATCATCGCCGGTCTCGTGTACTATTTCTTTTTCACGGAAGGCGAGGACGACGAAGATATGGACGACGGCGTACCCGAAACGCCAGCACCACCCCTCGAAGAGGACAAGGGCGTCGACGACGTATCGGGTCTCGAAGCTCGATACACCAGAGACACATACGACAGTGATACCAAGACATGGAAAGACGTGAAAGGGCGGAACGCCTTCACGGTGTCGGGCACACTCATGGCACCCCCTGACACAAACTATCTCACAGGAACGACGATCACGAAGTTCACCCTCCCGGCGTCTCTCTATGACCGCTCGTACACCGTGTTCACGGTGTCCAAGTATAACGGTACAAACAAGAAGCGCATCTTCACCAGTAGTGCAGGTGATTGGTACTCTGGGCACAATGCGGGCATGTCAGGTGTGGCTAAACACGACGACGTGCTCACAGAGGAGGTGGACCGCTACGGCTCTGGGTGGGTGGTCTCATGCGACCAGAGAGACCTCTACCGCGCGAACGGCACCCGTCTCAGTGGCTTTGACTACGAACAGGGTTTGCCCACGGACATGGGTGTGAACATCAGCGTAGGAAACGAGTCCGAGTTTGCCATTGGTGAAATCGTTGTCTTCTCGAGAGAACTCAGCACGAGTGAAATTGAAATCGTAGAAAAGGCGCTCATGGACAAGTACGTCATTCGCGCCACGGAGTATTTCATGGCCACATTGACGAATGATTTCGTTCCCGACATGTACGACACAGAGGTTGATTGTGGTCCGAGAGGTGCACTGAACACCCTCGCGGTGACCAAACACTCTGAATTGGAAAAGCACAGGTATCAATACAAGTGCATGATGGAGCTCGACCCATACGAAAATGATGAGTACGAGATGCGCAACACCTTCAGGGACAGGGAACCGTCGTACATGGAAAACATGGTTTATGAAACGATAGACTGCAACTTGAATGCCGTTCGTGGATTCAAGGCGGAAACTGGTGAAAACAACAAGACGCGCCTGGTGGTCAAGTGTTCATCGGGTACGGTGGATGAAGCCACGTGTGTGACGAAAAATTCTGAATATCAGCCCCTATCCGACATGACGGCGCACGACGTCAACTGTGGTGAAGACAATGAAGTCGTGACCGCCATCAGATTAAGAAAGGATGCACAGGATTCCACGAGGGGGCGCTATGAGTTCACGTGTTGTAAACCGAAAGGGTACTAATTTTTTTTGTTTGACGAGTCATACAAATATTAAGATTCATGATGAAAGTGAATGTTAATATTTGAGTTTTTTTAAAAAATATAAGCCGCAAAACGCTTAGTTGGAGAACGCGAGACCGCCCATACCGGATTGCACGCGGAGAACGTTGTAGTTCGTCGCGAAGAGGTGCATGGTTTGCGAGGACGTCGCCGAGCCCTTGACCTTGACGGACACTTGCGCGTTGTCGATGCGGGAGAAGTTGCACGTACCGGACGGTTGGTGCTCTTCCGGCTTGAGGGCGAACGAGTAGGTGTACACACCCGGCATCGGGGAGCCAGAGTGGTAGTTGTACGGTTGCACTTGGTTGAAGTACTTGCCGCCTTGCGCCTTCATGCGGTCTTGGCCGTTGAGGATGAGCTTGAACTCTTCCAACGGACCAACGGAGCGCGTGGCAGACACCGCACCGTCTTCGGAGACGGTGGAGCCAGAGTAGCCCGCACCGACGGCGATGAGCGGCGCACCAGTCGCGTACGTGACCGGCACGAAGATGTTGGACACGGCACCCGCGGCGCGCATGTCGGATTCGAGGACGACGGCAGACTCATCCAAGTTGGACGTGAAGTTCCAGAGGGACGCGTTAGAGACCGAGCCGTTGTTGAAGGCGAACAACAACTCCTTGACCGGGTGGTTGAAGCTCAAGCGGACTTGCTTGGCGGTACCGGCTTCGACCGTGTCGGTGCCAGTGTGTTGCACTTGCTCGATGAGGTATTCGTGCGACTTTTGCGCGAAGCGGCGGCGCTCTTCCGTGTCCAAGAAGTGGTAGTTGGCCCAGCACTTCAAGGTCGAGTTGTCCGTGTAGTGGGAGAACTCAGAGCTCAAGTCGACGTCGACGCGGCATTCGTGGTATTGAAGGGCAATCAACGGGAGGGAGAGACCCGGGTGGCGGTTGAACCAGAAGATCAACGGCAAATAGATGGCACCGTTTTGGGTGTTCGACGTCATCTTGGCGTAGTCAGCCTTCTTGGCTTCCGTGTGGTACAAGTTATCGTACAAACGCCACCACTTTTGGAAGTGGCGGTCGATGCGCTGGCCACCGATGGAGATTTCGATGTCCTTGACCGCACGCTCGGCGGCGTAGATGGCGGACGCACCCTTCGTGGAGGAGCTGAGGCCAGACTTCGCCTTCATTTCGAGGTACATGTCTTGGACCAAATCACCGTTGCGGGCGATGGTGATCGACACGCGACCGTTGTCGGCCGGGTTGCCGTTCACGGTTTGCTCGATGACTTCCGACGCGAAGTTCGAGTGACGCTTGTAAACCGCTTGGAAGAAGGTAACCTTCGGGTTAGCCGTCAAGTAGATGTCTTGGGAACCGTAAGCGACGAGTTGCATAAGACCGCCGGCCATTGTGAGAGTGTTTTGTACTATAGACAGAGAAAAAAATTTTGGCCTGAGGATGCGGTAAAACGCGCAAGGTCTTTTCTCAGACGAGGCTATATGACCGACGCGGAACGCGAAGAGGGTGAAATCTTAGAAGACGAGGACACTGACATCGAATTCGACATGGACGACATGGACGACATGGAGGTCGTGAGTGGCACCGAAGATGTCCTGGCGTCGACGCTGGCCACCCCAGAGGGCGACACGGTCTGCACCGCGCTCCTGCGTATTGGAGACCAACTCGAAATGCAAAACAAAATCCTAATTAAGATTCTTTCCAAAATCACTTAAAAATTCTCCGCATTAATTACTCAGCGACTAGACTAATGAACACACATTACATAGAAAGGGAACCCGACACCGGCGCTTCTGAGATGGAGTTGTTGAGAAATCAAATCACGACCGTCTCGAGCGAGCAGGTGTTGCGCATCCTTGGACAGATGGAAGAAAAATGGTACCTAGGTGGTGACGTCGTGGCGAAAGATGTCATCTTAAAGTGTGTGCGCCTGGGGTACGATCAATTTTTCGATCCGTCCGAAAGAGCTGGAGGGTACCCAACGAGCGTCGACATAAAGACTGTCGACGGCAAGCGCGAACGCGAACTCAAATTTTTGAAAAACATCGGATGCCGGGTGAAGGCGCTGAGTATGACCGATTTCATAGAAGACGAAAACATAAACCTCACCGTGGGCGAGCGGGTGTGTCGACTGATTAAACAGGTCTCGGAGGGGTTTAAAAATGTGAGACTCCACGTGAACACCCTTCAACGAATCAAGAACCCTCGTGAAGTTCCTGACAAGATGAATGCGGACCCGGAGTATTTCGACGCCACCCCGATGGATGAGACTCGGCTGGGGGAGATGACCCCTTTCCAGAGAGCCATCGTGGCCTGTCTCGACGAAACGTACAAAAAACAGATGCGTCGATACAAAGGGGAGTGCTACACGCAACGCATCTCCGAAGGGGCGTACACGCGCTCCTGGAAAAAGGTGTGTGCCATTCCAGAATTTGTCTACGAGTTTGCGGAGAAAGAGGTGAATTTCGACGTTTGGAAGGACATCACCTCTAGGGGCAATACGGCGCGTGAGGTCATCAATCACCTGTCGAACTGCATCGACAGTCAGTTTCCTGAAATTGTGAAGGATCGTCACGTGTGGAGTTTTAAAAATGGTGTGTTCATAGGAAAGGAGTGGTTGCCCAAGGAGGGGCGATACACGTGTCGTTTCTACCCGTACGAATCCAAAGATTTCCGCTGTTTAGACCCAACCCTCGTGTCGTGCAAGTTCTTTGACCAGTACTTTGACGATTACAACTACGTGCAGGATTGGTGGGACATTCCGACGCCGCACATGCAGTGCGTCCTGGATTACCAGAGATTCGATGAAGACGTCGCGCGTTGGGCCTACGTCATGGGTGGTCGTCTGTGTTTCGACGTCGGCGAGCTCGATGGGTGGCAGGTGATTCCCTTTTTCAAGGGTATTGCGCGTTCGGGGAAATCCACGATAATTACGAAAGTGTTTCGCAAATTCTATGAAAGCAACGACGTCCGGACGCTTTCGAATAATATCGAAAAGAAGTTTGGTCTCTCTAGTATATATGACTCCTTCATGTTTATCGCACCAGAAGTGAAGGGGGACCTGTCGCTCGAGCAAGCCGAGTTCCAGTCTCTGGTGTCTGGTGAAGATGTGTCGATCGCCGTGAAGCATCAGAACGCGATAAGCATGCAGTGGACCACCCCTGGTGTGCTCGGTGGCAACGAGGTGCCGTCGTGGAAAGACAACAGCGGCTCCGTCTTACGACGTATCCTACCATGGAATTTTAAGAGACAAGTGCAAGATGCCGACCCGCACCTAGACCAGAAACTCGCAGAAGAATTACCAGCCATCTTGTTGAAATGTGTCCGAGCCTACCTCGACTACTCGCACAAGTATTCCGATAAGGATATTTGGAACGTGGTGCCAGAGTACTTCAAGAGTGTGCAGAAGGAGGTTGCCAAGATGACGTCGACGATTCATCACTTCTTGGAAGACACGAGTGTGCAGTTCGGAAAGGACCTGTGCATCCCCCAGAGCGTCTTCATGTCCGCGTTCAATCAGCACTGCCAGATGAACAACCTAGGAAAACCGAGGTTCAACGAAGATAGCTACGCGGGTGCGTTTTCTCAGAGGGACATCACGGTGACCACCGCGTCGTTGACCTACAGAGGTCGATTGTACAACAATCAAAAGTTTATTCACGGTTTAGATGTCATACAGGAGGAACTCGAATTTCAATAAATATCTCGACATATGTTAATGAGTCAAGCCCCCCCACCCCAACTCAAAGCGTTCCTAAAAAATGCGAATGTGCAGGTGAAGCGCGAAGCACCACCGGCACCAAACTTTAACTTTGACAAGTTCATTGAGGACGTGATGCGTGATGAACCTACCAACTTGAAGTTTGCAAACTTTATCGCCGAGGTGAGCCCCGTGTCGCGTCCCGACGTGTTAGACTTTGTGCGACGCACGACACCTTTGCGTCAAGATGGTCCCTATGACGTGCAGGAAATCTCTGGGTACTATGGACAGTTCCAAAAAGGTATCACCCACACGAATCTCTATGGCGTACAGGTCCACCAAAACCTGGAGAGCACGAAACAGACGTGGACTTTCATTGAATTTAGAGTCGTCGTCAAGAAAAAGAAGATGATTGTCTGTCGAGTGTACAAAGATAAGATGATGGTGCAAGGTGGGTGCGTGGACAACGACCCGGCCACCGGACTCAAAGTGGCCAGGTACATCGCCATGAAATATTTGAAACAAAACAGTGCAGACATGCGCATGAAATTCGCATCGCTCGATGGGGCTTTCAAAGTCATGGGGGGTGTCCGCCTTCCAGCCCTGAGTGCGGCTCTGCGTAAGGACGGGGTCGAACACAGCTACGAACCAGAACTCAGTTCAACGGAACTCACCGACGTGCGCTACGAAGGGGTGGTCATCGATGGCATCACCCACCGGGGCATCATCAATTTGCGTAATAAAAAGTCCGTGACCGAACTCAAGAAAACCTACGAGGTGGCCAAGAAGTTTATGCAAAAGTACGAAGACGCGGTGAACACGTCCAATGGGTTCGCTCCAAATGTTGTGGAAAACAACCTGCCTGAACCGAAAAAGGTGGGCGTGCCCAAAGTACAAAAGTTGAGAAACAAAGCTAATGTGCTTCTCAACGACGTCATGTGTTCCAAATACAAGACGGAAGAGTTGAAACAAATCTGTAAAGCCATGGGCATCTTTACGAAGAAGACGTGGAAAAAGAAGGACATGTGCCAAGCCATTTTTGACAAGACGGTGGCGAACTACGTCGAAGGTAAAAGAAACACAAACACAAATGTTCGACCGAATGCCCTCTACAAAAACAGAGGAATCAACGACACGAGCATCAAGAAGATGTTGAACAATGCCTACGGTGCAAACTTTAACAGAGGGCGAAACATCAACGCAGACCTGAAAACGGTGAAGAACGGCATGAGCAAGATGAAGACGAACAAGAAGGGTGTTCCCTTCAAGGGGGAGGTGGAAAAGCTGGCTCGCGACACCGCACGCGCGCGGAAGATGCGGGTCCTCTTACAAAAGTATAACGCAGGGGTGCGCAACAAAATTCGAGCCAAAGTGGTCGATGCCAAGGTGCTCACGAACAAGAGTGTCGAACGCGTGGCGAAACAAATCATCTCCAAAGATAAAAAGTTGAAAAAGATTCTTGGAACGACAAACTATGAAGTTTTGAAAAATAAAAATTTTAAAAAGAATGTGAAACCGGAGGTGTACGCGAAACAATACAAACTTGTTCTCGAGTACGTCAAGAAGGTGGTGCGTCCGCGGGGGCAGAGCCAGGTCACGCGGGAGATGCTCGAATGGCTCAATGCGAGGAATACCAACCCATCCGACGAAACATTGAAACGGGCACTCGTGTCCTTCATTCGACGCGGTGATGACCCGACGATGAACTTTCCCACTATGGAGAGAATCTATGCTGCTCGACGTGGGAAATCTTCTTAATGATACCGGTGTGGTATCCAAAGTCATAGTCTGGGAAAGTGTCTTTAATGAGGGTGGACATGCCCACGGCACACCCGACGGTGTCGCACTGCAACAACACACCTTCCATTTCCATGAACGTCTGGACGTCGGCGCCGTCATCGACCATCTGCATGTACATCTTTTGCGACGGGGAATGTGAGGGTAGCTCGTTCTTCGGTGCGGACTGCAGGGTCATCCAGAGAACGACGAGGGCTGCGATGTAAAAGAACATGTTTAAAATGTACTGATATTTTTTATTTTTACAACAGGTTTAGGATGTCATTAATTTTCCAAATGATGTTAAAGTATTCTTCCTGACACGACACTTCAGCAGGTTTTATGATTTCTAACTCAATCTGGTAGTGATTTGGATCTTCCGCGTCTTTGTCCACCATATCACCACTCGATATAGTCATGTCTATGGACAGGTTCTTACGTATGAAACTTTTTCGACGCTTCATGCGTTTCCTGTCCATCTCAAACTCACCACTCACGGGCATCTCGGTGGAAATACTAAATCGCATGTCAAACGGTGTGCCTTGGTCTTTAAAGTCCGTGCGCACGAGACTTTGTTTCCGGATCATCTTCTGTTCCCCGGTGACGTCGTCCACGGAGAGACGAATCCCCGCAGAATCGTGGTAGAACACCTCACACGAAGAGGTTCGAATGTCTTCCCACCCGTTAAATCCTTGCAACCCGGCGAGCACTTTGTCGAAGACAACCTTCCCTACGTTTGTGTCGAAGAAGCTCCCGTTGAACTTGCCGAGACGCATTTCCACCTCGATGTTCGGATTATCGTTGTGGACATCAAAAAGGGGTAGGGTCTCATTGACGATGCGTTGGACATTCATCCTATGTTTCATGATATAAAAGCATCATGTCTTTAATAAATAAATGAGAGGGTTTCAAAATAATGGAAACACCTGCTACTTTAACAGCGCCCTGCAATGTCTCTTACACATTCCAGCGTTGTCCAACTATTTCATACAACACAGTTTCACCGGTCCGTGTGAGTTCACTCGGGCGTACGCCCACCTCACACAACGGTTCTGGACCGTCGAAGAGACGCGCCGCCCACTCGACGTGCGTTCTCTGGTAGTCATGTTTCAGCGCGTGTTTCGTCGGTTCGTCATTGGACATCCACACGACGTGCAAGAAGCCGTGCTGTGCATCATCGACATCCTGGAAAAGTCTGTTCCAGACCTAAAGCAGTTGTTTTATGGTAAAAAAGTCCAAGAGACTATCTACCCAGGTGGGAAGAAGGAACACGAAGAAGATTTCAGCGTGCACCTCGTGTGTTCGAACAGTGATGATTTTCAAACCATGTTGGAGGAGAGCATGCAGTGGAACACGCTCACCGATTACGTCGATGACACTGGAAAGACGCACCACGTCGCCACGACCAGAAACGTGTTCAGAACCATGCCACCTGTGTTCATGGTGAGTTTCGACAAGAAAAGTTTCATCACGTCCTCGGAGTACCTCGACGTGGGACACATCAAGTACCGAATGGTGGCGGCCGCGGCCCATGCGGGCATCCAGTGGGGTGGACACTACGTGGCGTACACGCGACACAAGGACAGGTGGTACTACACCAATGACGAACACGTCGAAGAAATGCCCGAACTTCCCAAGCAGGGTGGGTTTTACTTTATGGTGTACGTGCTCGTCTAATACTTGTTTCTCATTTTCATCGTGAACGCGGCCCACTCATCCGCCTTTTTAAATGCAAAGTATTCAGCTCTGAAACCTGCGTTAATGAGCTTCTGTGCCTTTTTCTTTTGTACGGTGGTTGGATTTTTTATTTTTCGCACATATCTCGAGGCTTCTTCTTGAGCTTTTTCCATAGCCTTTCCAGTCTCCACGAATTCTTTCATGAGTTTTTTGTATCTTTGCATCTCTCTGGTGTTCATCTTCAAAATAATTGTCTTGGGAAGCAGCTTCATTATTATAAACACTACAAATTAAATAAAGCGAGGGAACGTTTATGTTATAAATAGTATGAAACCCTTACTCAAATGGGTTGGTGGTAAAACGCAAATCATCGATGACGTCCTCGAGACATTCCCCAGCGACATACAAACATACCACGAACCTTTCGTCGGTGGTGGTTCGGTCCTCCTCGCGGTCCTGTCGAGTCCAGACATCAAAGTGGCACGAGTGCGTGCGAGCGACAATAACCCCCATCTGATAGCCTTTTACAAACAGGTGCAGCAGGACCCCGAACTCTTCCACCTCGCCGTGGAACACGTGTTCAAGGCGTACGATAGGGCGGGTGCGGACAAGGAGTTTTTCTATTACGAGCAACGCACGCGCTACCGAGAGCTGCCCACGGGGTGTGTGGAAAAGAGTGCCCTCCTCCTATTTCTCAACAAGACGTGTTTCCGTGGTCTGTACCGAGAAGGACCCTCGGGGTTCAACGTGCCCTATGGGCACTATAAGACGACACCCAAGTGGCCGACACTCGAGGAGTTGCAACAACTGCAAGCACTTCTTCGACCAGTGGAGTTCGCAGTGTGTGATTTTTCAGAAGCACTCTCCCACGTGGTGAACCCGGGGGACTTTGTCTACGCAGACCCACCGTACGCCCAGGAGACCAAGACATCCTTTAAAGATTACACCCAAAATGGTTTCGACCAGGACCGATTATTTAAAGAGCTTCAAAAAGTTGTGTTCACCATGAGTAACGCCAATGTCCCATGTGTCACAGAGTTTTTTAAAGATTACCAGGTCTATTACATCAAGGCTCGACGCGCCATCAATAGCAAAAAACCCGATTCAACTACAACAGAGGTTTTGGTCACCAATGTCAAAAAATAGAGGCACTGGCGCGGGTGGTGCAAACACAAACAGGAGTGGCATTTACTTCGAACGGTGCGTGTGCCCACCCGTGTACATGAAAGGTTGTGGGGCACGCGTCGGTGACTATCTCTTTTTGAAACAACATGACTTTATCAAACACATGAAACCCGTGGACCCAAAGTCGAGGTTGTTTAAACCGGACGGGGCCTACGTCAGGGGTGATATGGTCATCTTGTTGGAATGTAAGTACCAAGGTGGTACGGGGAGTGTTGATGAAAAAATCCTAAACTCCCCAGTGAAACTGGATTTGTACAAACAGGCGTATCCACACGTGCGCGACTGGAAATATGTCCTCGTGCTGTCGGAGTGGTTTAGGCAACGCGCCTACGCCGGGTGGATTTCCACCTTGCTGAAAAATCCAGAGATAGAGGTCTGGTGGGCCGAGCACACGTCCGAACTTAAGGTGCAGTTAGAAGTCGATGACGCGAAAGGATGTGTCAAAGTATACCTGTGTAATTATAGATTGAATTAGATTCCATTTATAACGTTTTGTAAACGCGCAACAAAATCATCCTTCTCGGGTATATCATCATACGCGACATGATGTGGCATAAACTGTGCTTGTCGATATGACATATTGACGGCTGCCGTATAGAGTTTATCTTGTTCAGATGTGGAATTTACAATGTTCCGAAGTTCTTGACGAATCTTATTCGCAATATTCGTAACCATTTGTGAATTTAATTGATAATTAGTACAGTTGTCGGTTGAATTTCTAGAGGCACACGTAAGTGCATCACCACCTTTCATTGTTGCGATGACGGCGTCTGCAATCTGTTCGATATACTCGGCAATGTGAGTGGCATCATTGGGGTTGTTGATAATAGATTCGGTGAGTTCACGAGATGCGGGACCATCTAAAAATGTCATGATAATGTCAATAATCTTTTCTAACAAAGTACCAACAATTGTTATGGTGGGGTTGTTCGCAGAACGATAATTTTCGATATTCCCAGATTTATCCATATTGGCGATTCTCGCACGAAGACTTTCCAACTCTGTTCGGTAGTAATTTTGTTTGTTGTCTGATGTTTTACGTTCGTTGAAGAATCTATACCCCATGAAAGCAATGAGGGCAGCAAAAACTACTATCGCCCCAATAAATAAAATGTCCGTACTTGACTGCGTCATATATATATATATGAATCGAAAAAATATCATAGAACAATCAACTCCTTCCATGATTGTACACTAATCCCATTCTTGTCCATGCACCACGGGTACACTGGGTCGCCGACAAAGTTTATGACGTCGACACCGTTTTTG